CAAAGCTGTTGTAGAGTCAAAGAAAAAAGGCGGCTCTAGCATGGGCACAGCTTTGCAAATTGAAATGGCATTGGATCAAGCGGCTACTTTTGAGAAAGAACTTCAGATGCTGTTCTTTCAGGCCAACAAGATGGACGTGTGGCAGAAGATCAAAGCCCGCGCACAGGCGATGGACGTGGAAGATGCGCACAACGCTCGGCGTGAAAAGGAAGCTGCTGCCAAGAAGAAAGCCAAAGATCAAGAGCAGTTAGAAATAGGTCTGTTGTTTGGTGGGATTGCGCTCATACTGTTCTTGGTATACGTTGGTATTTACGAAGTCATGGATCACTGCGCCAAGGTTAGGTGCGGTCGGTGAACGAGTATCAAAAGACCGCTGACATGGCGTTCAAGATCGTGGGTGCGTGGTGGGGTGCAAACTTGTTTATTGACATCATCAAGGTACTGCCAAACTTTATTTCGGACAAGATTGTGAATTCGCTACTTGGAAGGATGGGATTGTGAGCGACGAAAAGCCAGCAGACGTTCTAAGCAAAGTGCTGTCCTATGTCGATAGCCCGTTCAAGCTATTTGCCTTGGTGCTCATGGCGGTGTTTGCGTTTTCTGGATATTTCATTTGGCAGAACCAAGCATTTCTATTTGAAGCGTATAAAGAAAGCAAAAAGCTCCCGGCGATTGCAGAAGACAGGGCAGAAGATGTAGCGGCGCACCTATTTAAAAACACCAACGCAACGGTAGTGGCTATTTTTAAAGTTAACCCGCTGTTTGGCACAAGAGTTTTGTACCGTGCATACACCCGCGAAGGCAGGGAAAGAACGCACGAAGGTTTGGATGTGGGTCTGTTTACGCAAAGTTCAGCCAACAATCGTGATGTAGTTGCACTGATGGCTAATGAAATACCTTGTAGTGAATACGCTGCACCCCAAAGTGAAATTGGGCTTTGGTACATAGAGAAAGGCGTTACGTTTGGATGCCGCATCAGTGTTCCGCCAGATCAGGGCAGGTTTGTTGGACAGATTACCGTAGGTTGGGCCAAGGAGCCTAAAGACTTAACAAAAGCAATGGGGATGCTACAGATCGCTAGTACCATGCTTAGTAAAAGCAAACTATAAAGGACTATAAATGGCTCAGTTTGAACTTGCTTTTGAACAAATGATTACGGACGAGGGTGGCTACGTCCTCCATGAGGTACCAGGCGACACAGGCGGCATGACCTACGCTGGCATTGCCCGCAACAAAAACCCGCAGTGGCCTGGTTGGGCGCTGGTAGATAAGAAAGAGTTTGGTGGTTCTTTGACGCCTATGGTGCGTGAGTTCTACCGTGTGGAGTTTTGGGACAAGATGCGTGGCAACGAGATTAGCAACCAAGAAGTGGCCGACACCATCTTTAACTTTGGTGTAAACGCGGGCATGGGTATGGCGGTCAAGCTTGCCCAGATTGTGGTCGGTGCTACACCTGACGGCGGTATTGGCGCTAAGACTGTTGAGAAACTCAACCAGATACCTGACGGCCAAAGGTTTAAAGAGCAGTACGCATTAGCCAAGATTGCGCGGTACGTAGAAATCTGCAACAAAAACCCCGTGCAGGTTAAGTTCCTGAAGGGTTGGCTTAACCGTACATTGAAAGGTTTGAAATGAGCTTGCTTGCCGTAGGATCAATTATTGAAGCTGTGGGCAAGGTTGCTGGCGACCTGATTACCACCGACAAAGAAAAGATGCAAATGGAGATTGAGCAACGTAAGCTTGATCTTGAAGAAAAGAAGATTGACCAAGCCACAGACCTAGCGCAGATTGAAGTCAACAAGATTGAAGCTGCATCACCCAGTGTGTTCGTTTCAGGCTGGAGGCCGGCCATTGGATGGATTGGCGTAGCGGCTATGGGCTATCAGTTTTTACTGTACCCGTTATTCCAGTGGGCATGGAAATACCTGCAAGCTATGGGCTGGGTTCCTGTTGGTATGGACCCCCCTCCGGTACTAGACGCAGACCAGCTTTGGGTGATATTATCAGGCATCTTGGGCATTGCCGGTATGCGTTCTTTTGAGAAGACCAAAGGCGTTGCCAGTAAATAAAGGTAGCCCATGCCGCTGAAAAAACTAACGCTCAAACCCGGTGTGAATCAAGAGAACACTCGGTACACCAATGAAAATGGTTGGTATGTTTCCGACAAGATGCGTTTTCGCCAAGGCACCCCAGAGAAAATTGGTGGATGGGTTCGTATTTCTGCGTCTACCTTTCAGGGCGTATGCCGTTCTTTGTGGAACTGGGTAACGCTTGGCTTTTTAAATTTGGTCGGCGTTGGCACAAACCTAAAGTTTTACATTGAAAACGGCGGAGCATACTTTGATATTACACCGCTCAGGGCTTCTTCTACCATTAACAACAACCCGTTTGCATTAACTGCATCTACGACGGTTACTGTTACAGACACAGCGCACGGTTGTACCACTGGTGATTTTGTAACCTTTAGTGGGGCTACGGCAATTGGTGGTGTTGGCACAAATGTAACTGCCGCAGTTCTAAACAGCAATTTCCAAGTTACTGTTCTATCATCCAATACGTATAGCATTGTTATTTCTGTACTTCCCAATGCCACAGCCATTGCAGGCTCTCCGGGTGGTGGGGCGTCTGTCGTTGCCGCTTATGAAATTCCTGTAGGCCCAGCTATTTCTGGCGCTCAAGTAGGTTGGGGTGGCGGTACATGGGGTGAAGGAACTTGGGGTAATGGTGGCACATCTCTGTCTACCATTCGCCTGTGGAGCCAGAATAATTTTGGTGAAGACTTGGTGTTTGGCTATCGCGGCGGCCCCATTTATTACTGGGATGCAACTGCTGGCGTGACATCAAGGGGTGTAGCCGTTACAAGTTTGCCTGGTGCGTCTGACGTCCCTATTATACAAAACTTCGTTTTTGTATCTGATACTAGCCGTTTTGTATTTGCGTTTGGGTGTAATGACATTGGTAGCATTGTTCAGAACCCTATGCTGGTTCGCTGGTCGGATCAGGAATCAGTTGTAGATTGGACTCCTACGGCAACCAACCAAGCCAATAGTTTGCAGTTATCCCACGGCTCGGAAATCATTACGTGCGTTCAGACTCGTCAAGAGATTGTGGTGTTTACAGATTCATCGGTGTATTCATTTCAATACCAGGGCCCGCCAGCCGTTTGGAGCACCCAGTTACTGGGTGACAACATTTCTATTATTAGCCCTAACGCTGCAATCATTGCATCCGGTATTGTGTATTGGATGGGCGTAGATAAGTTCTATTCTTATGATGGCCGCACACAAACCTTACGTTGTGACTTACGTCAATACATCTTCCAAGACATTAACTTGTCGCAAACGGCTCAGATTTTTGCCGGTACTAACGAAGGTTTTAACGAAGTATGGTGGTTCTATTGCTCTGCCGATAGCAATCAAGTTGATAAATACGTCACGTTTAATTACACCGAAAACAACGGCGCGGGCGTGTGGGCTTATGGCACATTGGGACGTACAGCTTGGCTTGACTCTGGGTTGCGTGATTTCCCCTTGGCGGCTACATACAACTACAACTTAGTGAACCACGAGCAAGGTGTGGATAGCGATGAAACCGGAACGCCCGTAGCCATTAACGCCATCATAAGTTCTGCTGAGTTTGACATCGACGACGGCGATCACTTTGGGTTTGTGTGGAGAATGCTCCCAGACATTACGTTCCGTGGGTCTAGTGCGGCTTCACCTCAAGTTACGATGACGCTGATCCCCATGCAGAACTCCGGCTCTGGGTATAACAATCCCATATCTTTGGGTGGAAACCCTGATGCTACAGTTGTTCGTACATCTACATCAGTCATTGAGCAGTTTACAGGTCAGGTGTATGTTCGGGTGCGTGGCCGTCAGATGATCCTGCAAGTGGAGTCAAACCAACTTGGTTGTGCATGGCAGTTGGGTAGCCCGCGTATTGACATCAAGCAAGATGGCCGCAGGGGTAACTCATGATTGTTACTTCCGAGTTTGAAGTTGGCCAAGTTGTTGCCCCTAACTTACCTTTGGCAACGCAGGAGTACAGCCAGCAATACCAAGATCAGCTAAACAATGTGTTTCGCCTTTACTTTAGCAGGGTGGATGCTATTTTTGCCCAGTTAAAAACAGATGGGGTTATTCCTGCTTTAACAAATTACACTGTAGCTACACTTCCAAGCGCAGCCACCTCGGGCGCAGGTGCAAGGTCTTTTGTAACGAATGCGTTAACGCCTACGTTTGGCTCAACGGTCGTTGGTGGCGGTTTTGTAGCTACACCCGTCTACTCTGACGGAACCAATTGGAAGGTTGGATAATGGCAATTTCAGACAAAGACATATTCAACTGGTTCTTGGCAAATCCCGGCGCGGATGATGCAACCATTGCCGCAACCATGAATCAGTTTAGTCTGAGTCCAGAAGATATTGCTCGCGCTACTGGTACTGACTTATCAAGCGTTCAAGCACGTTACGAAGCTGTTTCACCTCCCGCGCCAGTCTATACACCCGCTACACCTACACCAATCCCAGTATATGAGCCTGCGTATGAACCCGTGTATGAGCCCGTGTATGAAGCGCCCGTCTATACACCTCCCCCAACTAATGCGTACTTCCAAGCCAATCCTGACGTAGCCGCCGCTTATGCCGCCAATAGTTACGGAATGAGTGCCGACGCATTTGCTGACTTTCACTATAACAACTACGGCAAAAACGAAGGACGTTACTCGCCATCTGGCGAACCGCCGCCTAGAGCAGTAGTTGCAACACCTTCAGAGCCTGTTTACACACCGTTACCTACTCCAACGTACTCATCTACGGACGAGCAAGGCACGCCAATTTACGATTATTCAACCCCTGCAGTTGTAGAGCAACCCGTAACTCAAACGCCTGTTTCTACGCCGTCTATTGTTGATACGGCTATTAATACCCTTACTAATACGCCGCCAACAACCAATGAAGAGTTGCTTGCAATCGTCAACCAACCCCAAGCTACAGCCACGCCTCCCGCTCAAGTACCAGCAACTAATCAGTACACAAAAGAAAACTGGCCTACTATTAACTATGGCACCACGGGCACAGAGGGTGATGTATTAACCAGAACAACCACGTCAGACGGGACGCCTTTTTACTTGAAAGGCGAAGAAGGCGGAGAGTATCAAAACCCCGCTACCGTGGAATCGTATGCACCTTTTATTGGAGCAGATGGCAAAACGTACTACAACGTCTACGCCCCAACATTTGGTTCTGGTAAAGCATGGAACGAAACGCCCATTACCAAGGTATTAACTGAAGCACAATACAATGCTTTACGTGGCGGTTCAAATGCACTTGTCAATATGCTCAACTCTCCGGTTGGCTCATTTGCACTTAACGCGCTGGGCCCTTATGGTCAAATCATTAACGCCGCAAACCAAGCAAGCCAAGGTAATGAGTTAGGGGCAATACTTAGCGGGCTAAATGCGGCTGGTGGCCTTGGCGTTACTGACATTGGCGGGATTGATATTAAAACTGCACAAAACGTTGCTCGTGGTTTAAATGCAATTGAGAAAAACGATTTAATGGGCGCTCTTACGGCGGGTTCTAATTTGCTTGGTGGAATACCCGGTGAATACGCAACCGCTACAA